TTACAAGAGCAGCTTCAGGAATCTTACAAGAAACTGAAGGAGCTATCTGATAAGATAGAGAAGTTGCGGCAACGTACTAAGGTAGGATGAAATGGGAAAACACAGAGTATTGTTTTTTACTGCGACTATCTTGTTTATAGTATTGTACGGAGGCTTTATCGTATCCTACGAAATACCCTACTAAACAGGGGCCTGACGTTCTTCTATAATTTGGTTCAGGTCTGCTTGCGTTGGTAGTAATCCACCTTGAGGCAAGTTTGCAACTTGTTGTGACGGGAGTAAGCCCTCTGGTGCGGGACCACCTCCAAAACTGGCAGAAGGAGCCCCCATTCCCGGCCCGGCTAATGCCATAGCACCTCTGGTGTTTGCTACATTTTGCGGCGTTTGGGCTTGTGCCATCTGCGAGAAAAATGCCAGCATCATGTTAGGAATACCATCAGTCGCTTCTCCTAGCTGATTAAAGAACTGTGCATTTGCTATATCAGATGGAATAATTGCTGTATTGGCTACTCTGCCGCTAAGGTTCCCGTGCATTACAGGAACACCATCTGTAGTTGTCACAGGAGTACCGTCTGTGGTTGTTACTATTCCAAAATTACCAGTCGCTGAACTAGCTGGGCCGGGGGAACCATCTCCTATACCGCCCGGACCTTCCACTCCATACATTGTAGGGTTTTGAGCTATGGCGTTAACTACAGCAGCGGGGGCAACTGCGCTACCCGTTCCTGTAGTACCCGGACTAGAGGGGCCTAGGCTTGCAGTAAATCCGAATGGCCCTCCTGTTGCAGCCCCTATTCCAGAACCGGGACCGGGACTACTTGCAGCAACTCCTCCCGGCCCTCCTGTTGCCCCTGTGCTACCCGGCCCTCCTACACCACTAGTGTAGTATTCAGGCAGTCCCGTTACTGGGTTGATGCTAGCAGCACCGCCCAACCGTCTGAGCAAGTCTGCCTCTGCTGCACTGATATGAGCCACTTGCCCACCTAGGGAAGAGTGGTCCTCTCTGCGACCTACGTTTGCTAATAATCCATACATTTAATTTACTCTCTTGGGTTCCTTCATCCCTCCGCACACGGGACAATCTCTCTTATTACCTTTATCAGCACCGCAGTAGAGACAGATCACTCACATAACTCCTCGTACACAGCGTTGTACTCGTCTGCCCACTCTAAAGTCTCGTCGCTCATCCTTACTGGGAAGTGGGTGTCCACGTTCTCGTCCTCGTAGAAGAACGGGCCTGGTAGGGATACGCAAGGCACGTACTTAATCGTCCCTCTTGGCACCAAGGTATTTTGCAATACGCCTGTACTTAGAGCGCAGCCGCTTACTATCAATATTGTTCCTAGCAACGCGAGCTTTTTCAATGGTGTTTGCAACATCGACCAAACCTTTATTCACTGCTGCCGATTCGCCAGCCTTTATCAGTTGTCTACGCATGGCCCACTCTGATAAATGACTGACCAATCGGAGCATCACTTTTATTAAGCCTAGGATATGCACTTTGGCTATGCGTCTAGGTTTTTGTTCTTACCGATGTTGCCAGCTACTATGTTAAGCACCCATAGTACTTTGCCGATAACCATATCGTCTTTACGGGTGGGGGTCAAAGCGGTAATCGCTGTGGCCGCTGTGACCAAAGTTGTTACAGCCGTGAGCCAAGCTGGGATGTCTCCAAACCAAGTCATTATGTGAGTAACAACACCTACAGTTTCAGTTTCCATAATTTAGTCCTCTCTAAAATTTCAAAGATTGTACCACAACTGCCACAACACCAGCAGTCATAGTACCTATAACCAACCATGCCAGACGTTCCCACCTATGAGAATGCACCCCTAGCTGTTCTCTGATTAGCTTCATCTCTGCATGAGCATCTCCCCAACGTAATCCACATTCCTTCTCGTGCCTAGCTATGGCGTGTAACGCATCTAACGCAGCTTTCATTGCTTCATCTTTGGGCGGTAGTGTGTCGGACAGTTCTTCGGTTAAGTTCAGGTTTCTACTGTCCATCCTTACTACCTTTAATCTTATTTGTCAAAGCCTGTTCAATTACAGGTAACAGCCGGATTCCGCAGAAGCCGATAATAAAAGCTATAGCCGGTCCCCAAGTTATGTCCAGTTCCCAGTGTTTCATAACGGGTGGGATGAAGAACTCTGCCGCAGCCCATCCTACAAGTATGGCTAGTATCAAGTCACGCCAACTAATAGCTTTCCGCACAGCCCAGTTAGCCATACCGCCTACTCCAGACGCTGCTATGCAGCAGAACTTAGCACCGATTGTTAAGATCAACCACTCCACTGATGTTCTCCCCCTAAACGGTTGGTACTGGTACTGCTACGCCTAACATCTTCTTAATTTGCTTGTCAGGTGCTTCTAAAATTTTACGCAAGTAGTTCCTTGTTTCTTCAGGGAGTTCTGCAAAGTTGCGACCACCCTCTCTCCACTCTGTGTAATTACCCGGACCCCAGTTATACGCTACAAGAGCTTTAGCGTTGTTGCCAAAAGATTTCTTCAAAGCGTTAAAGTAGTCCGTACCAAACTTTACATTCTTCTCAGGATCGTATAGCTCTTCCAGTGATAAAGTTTTGCCGTACATACCGTGTGCATAGGTTTGCTTACCATCTTTACCCACACCGCCTAAAGCTGTTATGGGAGTTATCTGCATTAACCCTCTTGCACCTGAGCCCTCGTTGAATGCTCTATGATTTCCAGAACTCTCTGCCTGTATAATTTTCTCTACGATAGGATTCTTTTTAATTAAGGCTTGTATGTTAGAGTTATCTCTCCAATTAGAAAAGTCTACCTCTAATAGACCTTGGATGTTCTTAAAACCCATACCAGATGGCCCGTTCTCAGGCGGTATAATGTCCAGTAGTCCAGCCATAATTATTTCCTACCTATATTTTTTAGAATATCCAGAATAGAGGGACGTACGGAAGACGGTCCTTCAGGTCTGTCCTTACCTATAGCCTCGTTAATCATATCCTTATAATTAAGTATAGGAGGTCTGCCCTGTTTTTGTAACTCTATGTTTGCCAAGTCGTTAAGCTCCTCCAACATAACTCTCGTAGGAGTTCCCGGCTGTAAGTTTTCTTCAATATTATACGCCTCTTCTCCAACCCCGAAGAAGTCGGTTAACCAGTTGTGGGATTTCCTCATCCCCCTCTTATCGTTTGCTAGCTTAGAAGCTATCCAATCTTGTAAGTATATTATTTCATGCTGTTTGTTCCTGTCTTTATCTAGCTCATTCCTCCACTCTTTGAACTCCTCCTCACGAGCAGGAGAGGGCATCTCACTTATTCCTTCTCCCCTTCCCTTTTTCCACTGGCCAAACAATTGTTCAATTATTGACCTGTGTGCGGCTTCATGTGAGGGAACTGTTCTTGTAAACTCTTCCCTCTTATCAGTATATAACTCACTTCCCGTAAGAGGATGTCCTGTTAGAGGGTTTATATTCTCCTTAGAGGGAACCCAAGGATCAAAGAAGTTATTAAAACCCATGGGATCTTGCCCCAATAGTCCTATACCGTAACGCGCACTCTCTGGTTTATTCCTGTAGCTGTATATAGAATTTAATATGGGTTGAGCATCTCTATCCGCCCCTCTCCATTGCCCGGTAGATAGTTCTATACTTTGATCCCACGGGTGGTATTCTCCCCTTGTGTCTGCTGGAGCCTCTGCTGATTCTGTTACATTGTAATCGTCCGTCCACGTTATATCATCACCCTCGCCAATTGGTACGGTAGTGCCTAAGCGTGACGTAGGGAATACGTGCGGTCCTGACAACCCTTGTCCAAAGTTGCTCTCGTGCGGAAACGCGTTAAGACTACTAGGCTTACCCGGATTATAGGGCGCAGCCCCTACAGGTGGTGGGAGAGGTTGTTCCTCTACCGGCAGAAGCATAGGTAGAGGTGCTAATTCATCTTCCAACAATCCAGCCATTTTTATTCCCTACCCTTTTCCACACGCTCGTTATACTTCTCTGCTCCACCGCCGAACCAGTTGTACAACATTGGCCCCACTGTTGGTACTGCTCTCAAGTACTTCTTAAAGTTTGGGTCTTCTTTCATAGTTACAATATCCCTAGTCATCCCAAGCGTGGCATCTATTATAGGCGTTGCTGGTAGAATATGGTTCCAACCCCAATCTGTAATTTCACCGTCTAGTACATATCGTTCGATACCATACTTATTAAGTCCGTAAACCCCTAACAATGCCCATAAACCTTTCTGAATAGTTTCATCGGGATCAGATATTTCTGGATCACGGCCTAGTAATATATCTTTAATAGCACCAGTTGCAAGATTGGAAGTGGAAAGATACCCGGCTAATGCCCCTGCCTGTTTAACAGCTTTTATTTTACTACCGTGCTTCCATTCTTGAACCACGTTCCTTCTGACCACATCATACTGCTTCAAAGTAAAGGTCTTCAGAGCATATCCAATACGACCATCAGGGTGGTCTAAATATTTTTGAGGCATTTCCATCATAGAAATAGGTTGCATATCCGATAGCTCGTTAAAGGCGTGGAACTTTGTTGATGGACTAATTTTCTCAGCTTTCAAATCTGATATAAGCTGTTCTATATCATCTCCGTAAGCCTTGCCCCACTTCTTTCTAAACGCTGCTTCTCCTTTTGCAGTTTTAAGTAGCTTAAAGTTTTTACGGAAAGCTGCGTTCATACTGGTTTCTTTACCCAGACGGTCAAGCCGCCTAAAACCTGTGGCTGCAAACATCTTTCTAAGAATTGCAGAACTCTTACGAACATCTGCAAATTCTTGGCCTACTTCACTTAGACCAATATCTATCATCTTTACATTCTTAGCCTTAAACATGGCTTGAATGGTGTTTCTAAATCCATGCAACGCTCCAGATACACCCAAGTCTCCTAGCTGAGTTATAGCAGATATGGGATTAGCTATAGTTCCCATATACCCCAAGTCTCTGACCCAACCAAGCCCTGATCCAGTACTTTGCTCACCCCCCTTAAACCTAGATTGTAAAAGGCTTGTAAGTTCGTCTAGTTTTGTCTTGTCTAAATTTAGTGCCTTTTGTTCTGCTGTAACAATTTGCCCTATAGATTCGTCCATAGGAATTTCTCTAACAGAACGATCAGGGTTTCGCACTGTACGGGTAGGGGCCAAGCCTTTATACCCTCTACCTTTCTGGTGCATACCGAAAAACTTAGCCCGTTCTATACTGTTTACAGAATTTCGTATATACATTTGCAAGGCTTCTTCAGGCGGCGCGTAAAACTTTTGCATTTCGCTATCTATTTGTGCTATTTTTCTTTGGTACTGTTGCCTTGATTTGGCCTTACCCCCGGTGTCACCGTAACCTTTGATAACTTGGTTAGCTATTTCGTATTTTCTCCAGCTAGGTACTTGATTTATATTTGCTAAACCCTTACTAGCTACCTCTTCATTTAGTCTCTTAGTAATAGCATCTGATGGTTCTTTACCAAAGTGAGCTAAAAGTGCAGTATACTGCCTATCTCCCTTGATAAGACGAGGGTAGTAGTTATCCATCATTTTTAGGTCTACTCCAGATGCCTTTAGCTCTCCTCCTAAATCGTTAAGAGTTTTCCTAACCGTTTCAAACTCTTTCCGCATCTCACTAGACATAAGTCTCTCAGCCTCTTGGAATCTCCCGTTAGCCAGATGCCTAGCAATTGCTTGTTTCATCGGGCCTTTTATTTTAGAAATACTTTTCATAAACGGTTCTACTGCTTCTAAATGTTTTACAGTATCGACTCGCGTGTTAAACTCGTACTTACGGAGTCGCATAAACAACGGCTCAGATATGTTTCTAATTCTTGTAGAAACGCTACCCAACCAATTATCCACGCCCTTACTATAGAAACGAGATACAGTTTCGTCCTCTGCTGCATCCTTTAGTATTTTCTGCGCTGCTGTTTGACTACTAGGTATTCTAACTTTTCTGCCCGTTCTCTGCATAGCTTTCTCTATAGGCATACCACCCATAGATAAGATTTCTTCTTGGGCAGAGGCTACAGCAGCCTGTGTATCTGCTCCAGCGGAAACGTGTCTGGTTATAATCTTATCCGCTAAGTCTACTTGTTTATTAGCAGAACGATCTCTTAATTTTGATACACCTTTGCCAGCACCTATGAATAGTCCTGTACCAGCAGCAGCAAGCGCACCTGTTTCTAGAGCCTTCCCTACGTCTATATCTCCTACTCCTCCACCTCTAGCCAAGTCGTCTGAGACACTATAGCCAGCGCCTAGCGCACCTCCTGTACCTATATTTGCTCCTACTCTTAGTGCTTTAGAACCTAATGAAGCAGTCTTAGCAGCAGGGCCTAGAAATGGTATCAAGGATGTAGGGTCAGCAATAGCCCCGGTAACTTGCCCTCCAAGCCTAGATCCGCTATCAGCATCCGGGGTAAAGTGTCTGCCGTATTTGTCTAGCAACTCTCGCTCTCTGGCCCTGCGAATCATTGCTCGTTGTGTTTCGTTATCCGCTTCGCTCCAACCTTCTCCGTAGGCTTCGTCAGGTGAGGTATAACCGTCTAGTCCAAATCTTCCTATACCTGCCCATGATTCTAAGATGTCAGCCATATTCTGTGTTAGGTTATTTTCCTCACCATAACCGTACCAAAACTGTTGCCAACCGCTACCACTACCAGTTTTGATAATCTTGTTCTCATCTTCTAGGTATCTATCTCCAGCTTCTACACCCATTTCAACTAGCTTGGGATCATTTTTCAGAATCTCGTCTGTTATAACGAGGCCCAAGTTAATTCCGCCTTCCTCAGAAAAGACACGATTTACGTTAAACTTGCCATCTTCTCCTACTGTGTAGGTATCTCCCGGCTCAAGATTGGCTGCTAGAAGAGCAGGATTGCTTCTAAGGTCTGCCAGAGTTATAGTTTTGGTTTCAGCCATTTAATTTATTACCGCTGGAGTCTTGCCGCTTATATTTAAATCTCCTGAAGTAGCACCGCTAATACTACCATTTTGTACGGGGGCGTTAGCTCCGTTTGCTGGTGCCTCTCCTTGTCCTTTTAGATTGGCTACGGCTTGTATAATAGCATCACGAGATGATGTTTCAGGGCTGTTCTTTTGGATTTCCAAGGCTGCGAGAGCTATGGCTTCTCGTGCTTCATCTGGATCAGGAGTTCCGGGCTTCCAGTAACTATAAAAATCACCAATCTTTATAACGCCATTCTTTTCTAACGATGCTACTACGTCTGCCATAGCGCCTATAGTAACTTTGTTTATCTTGGGTTGGTTTGGCGGTGGTTTTTGTGCAAGAGCAAGTCTTTTTTTAGATATCTCTAAGTTCTCTTCAGCTATTCTCCTATCATACGCTGTCGCTGCTCTCCTAGCCGCAAGGTCTGCTTCCTGTATCTCCCTATCTAATCTGGTTTGCTCCCTCTCGTACTCTAGTTGGTTCCTAGCTACCTGCGCTCTGGCAAAAGGCTCTACTCCCCAATCTCCAAATCTTGCGGGTTGGGCTAAAGCGTCACGAGATAGTTGGAAAAAGTTTTGCATAGGATCGCTAAAGAATATATCCTTACCCTTTTGAAACAGGCTGCTAAGATCAACACCACCGCCCATAAGTGTGGGCTGCTCCCTCTTTCTCATTTCTTGTTGGACAGTATCTCCAGTTTCGAGAGCATTGATAGCAAAATCAGGATATAGTGTTTTCCCGTCAGGGGTAATAGGGCCACCGGGGTAGTTAGAACCACCTTGGTACACAGGTGCTACAGCAGTTGGAGCATGTCGTGATACTGTTACCGTATTATCCCAATCTTGTGTAATAGACCCCGGAGGAGGAGGAGCTAAGTCTTGTGGACCTGCAAGTATGCCCCCTAACATAGCTTCGTTAGGAATTACTGAAGGATACACAGAACTAGCAAGTGCTTCTGTGGGTAATGTTTGGCTACGGTTAGTTTGAGCTAAAGGGTGCGATTCGTCAGGAATAGTAGATACACCTTCGCCCCCACCTCCTCTACGCCTTATGAAATCTAGAAGAATATCGATGAATCCGGGTGAACTTAGATGGGAAAATTCCTCGTCTACAGTC